AAACTGGTGACATTTCAACTTGGTTGAAATCACACAAGGCAACCGAAAAGAAGACCGCAAAACAGGTCGCTGATGCAGCTTTAGCCCTGCTAAAGAAAAACGGTGTAATCGAAGAGATTAAATAGTAGTGCCATGGCCTGGGAGGTTTCAGCAAAGCCGACGATCTACCCTATTACCCTTGACGAGCTGAAGGATCAATTAAAGATCGAAACAACCGACGAGGATACATACCTGGAGGAAGTGCGCAAAGCAGCCGCCAGCAGGGTAGAGGCTTACCTGGATCGCCCGCTAATGGTACAAACGATCCGCCAATATTGGGACAAGTTCCCCGCAGGACGTGAATTGGCTTTAATATTCGACAATGGCGTTGTCTTTACGGATCTGAAATACTTTGCCGATACAGCTACAAGTTTTGACGAGGGCGATTATACAACTTTTAATTCGTCGAAGTACACCGAAAATTTTGCCGGCAATATGCCCTGTCTTCAGCTAGTGCCTAACGAGTGTTGGCCAAGTACCGCAGATGTAAAAAATGCGGTACGTGCTGAGTTTAAAATAGGGTATAGCGTGGGCGATGTTCCCGCCGATATCAAAAGAGCAACGCTGTTGATTGCTGCGGATTTCTACTGCATTCGCGAGGACAGTGCCCGCACCATGCCGCAAGCCAGCCAGAATATTCTCGACTTTTATAAAGATCGTCGGTTTTGAGTACGACCGGAAATATAAAAGCGGGAGAGCTTGATCGCAGGATAACAATTAAGCAGCCAGGCACAACACGCGATCCAGACGGAGGACTGGCGGAAGGATTTACGACCGTGGCAACGGTTTGGGCTAAGATGGATAACCGCCCAGGCGGAAAGGAGCAGTATACTGCAGATAAGGAAATCAGCGTAAGCCGTACCGTTTGGACTATCTGGCATCGATCCGATGTAACGACAAAAATGATAATCGAGTACGACTCTAAAGAATACGATATTATCAGGATCTCCGAAATCGGAAGGAAATCAGGACTTGAAATATTAACCGAATTACGACAATGACCTCCTTACGCATCGAAGCAGATCGTGTAATCAAAAAACTCAAAGGATTACCAAAAGCCATCGATACAAAAGTAAGAAAGGAAGCATACGAACAAGGGGCGGAATTATTTGTACAAGCCGCCCGCTCGAAAATAAGATACAGCCAAAAGCCACATTTCCGCTACTCGAATAGCGGAAAGCTGACAGGCAAAATACGTGCGCCAAAGGGCCGCGGAAAAATTATTGCAACCTATAAGCCCGGCAACCTCCGCCGCTCAATTCGAATACTCAAACACGGACCTTTCAAAAGATCCTCCAGTGTTTGGATCGGTCCGAAGACGAGCAAAAGAACAAAGGGAGTATTTGGCAGCAAAAGCCGGGTAGATGGATATTATGCTCACATGGTAGAGTTTGGGACCGTATACAGCGCCGCCCGGCCATTTATGCGCCCGGCATTTATCGCAACTCGAGGGAAAGCCAAGATAGTGATAATCGGCAATCTCTCAAAGAGGATACGAGCCTGGAAGATAAAAAACGGATTTGCATGATCGAAAATGCGATATATCACATTTTGAGCAATGATGCCGGAGTAAGTGGAAAAATCAGTACTCGTATTTATCCAATGGTGGCGCCGGAAAATGCTTCAGTCGATTACTACTGTACATATCAAATTATCAGTAGTGCCACGAACTCGACAAAAAGCAGCATAGGCGATCGCGATACTTTTCTAATTCAGATAGACGCCTATGGCCCGACAAACACCAAAGCTGCTGAGTTGGGCCAAGATATCCGCACCGCCCTCGAAGGGTACAGCGGTACAGCAAATGGAGTAGTCATTGAGTACTGCGATTACAAAGGACAAAACGACACCTTTGAAGAACTCGAAAACCTATTTAGAAAATCTTATGACTTCGAAATATTAAAACGATTATGAAAATCAAATTTTTACAAACGCATGTCCTCGACCACGTAGATCGAAACCCCGGCGATGAGGTTATCGTACATCGCGGACCGGAGATAGATGAGCTGATCGAAAAAGGTATTGCCGAAGTAATAGACGACGCCCAGGCTGGAGAAATAGAAGCTCGAGACAATGCAATAAAAAAGCGCCCAAAAAAGACTAAAAAATAATTTAATCACTTTCAATCTCATATTATGCCAACGACTGGAAAATTTAATGCAAAGCTTTTTGGTGTGTATAATGGAAGTACTTTGATCTCTCACGCAACTGAGGCATCGATCGAATTTTCCGGCGACACAATCGACGTAACAACCAAAGACAATAACGATTGGGGCGACTTCCTGCTCGGTCGAAAAAGCTGCACTATCAACGTAAGTGCTCTCAGGGCGTTTGATGCGACCTACGGCGCCGATGACTTGTTTACAGCTTTCACAAACAATACAGCCTTAACGATCAAATTCTCGACGGAAGTAACTGGAGACAAATACTATACCGGTACTTTTTATGTCACCTCGTTGAGCGAAAATGCTCCCGACAATGAAGGCGCCAGCTACTCCGCAACCTTTACCGGTGCAGGACAGGTGACCTCTGCCACGGTAGCATAATATTCAATCTCCTCAAATCATTTACAGATGACCACAGAAATACAGCTTTCAAAGGGCACGTACCCCATAACGATGGGGTACGGCACCTTGTTTTCATATGCCCGACAAAATAAGATACCGATAAACGAGATCGCGGATATTGCAAATATTGATATTCCGCAAATTACGTTTATCGGTATTCAACTGGCTTGCCAGAATTTGAGGAGAGATATCGATCTCGAGATGACCGATATCTATATCTCATTTAACGACGATCCGGATCTAATGACCAAAATCACGGAACTACTCCAAGAGTCGTTTGCTGGTCTTGGTAAAAAAAAGAAGACGGCATCCCGCAGACCGAAGACGCCGGAGGACCGCAGCAAGCCGTAACTTTTGAAAGCCTCCTTTCTCTAGCCGGTCAGATTGGCTTGACGCCGCAGGAGTTCTACGAGCTGACACCCTGGGAGTTTCGGGCTATTACCGCTGGGCACAGCAAGCGAGCAGAGTTTGAGCAGCGCCAGCAATGGGAGCGGACCCGCTGGCAAGTGTGTATGTTAATCAACATCCAATTGCCAAAAGACAAAAAGCTCGAGCTAACGGATGTTTTAGAATTTCCAGACGAGCGCCCAGCGGAGAGAGCGGTCACCAAGGAAGAAAAGCAAAGGCGGATAGCGCAATTGATAAAGTGGGGAAAGAATGATGAATAAATGGCTTTAGGAGATCTTAATATCAGAATAGGCGGAACGATCGAGGGATTGGTAAAAGCCATGAACGCCGCTGAGCGCCGGCTCCGCCGCGATGTACGCAAGTTCGAGCAGATCGGCAATAACCTATCCTCCGCCATTTCTATTCCACTAGCCGCCGCTGGCGGCGCCGGACTAAAGTTCGCTTTTGATCTCGATAAAAGTTTCTCTAAAATTGAAAACCTGGTCGGCATTTCCGGCGCTGCCCTCGACGAGCTGAAGACCGGAGTACAGGGTTTGAGCGGTCCGCTTGGCGCTGCACAGGGCGAACTCGCCGACGCTCTTTTTACCATTACCTCCGCCGGTGCCCGCGGCAGTGCCGCTCTCCAGACTCTCGAGCAGGCCAGCAAGGCCTCTACGATCGGCCTTGGTAACACCACCGATATAGCCCGCGCCGCTACGGCGGTAGTCAACAACTACGGCGAAGCTGTTATAAATGCCTCTACAGCGATCGATCAATTTACTGCCGCCGCCAGGGTCGGAAATTTCAATACCGAAGAGTTTGCACCGTCAATCGGAAAGGTACTGCCGCTTGCCAAAACGCTAGGCATTTCCTTTGCCCAGGTAGCCGCCAATGTTGCCACCTTTACAAAGGGCGGGCTGAGTGCAAAGGAATCGATAACAGGCCTAAAGTCGCTGCTCTCCAATATCGTAAAGCCGACCAAGCAGACCAAGGAAGCCCTGGCACAGGTCGGCGTAACGGTGGAAGGCCTACAGGCGTCTATCAAGCAGAAGGGACTTGCTGCCACCCTGGTCGAACTCGTAAAATTATACGACGGCAATACCGAAGCTCTCAGCAAGGTGATACCTAATGTTGAAGGCTTGGTCAATGCGCTGAGTGTCGCCGGTTCGCAAGGCGAGGACTACATCGAAAATTTACAGCAGATCGAAAATGCTACGGGCATCGTAGATAAAGGATTTAAAAATGCCAGCGAGGGTGGAGCGTTCAAGCTCAAACAGGCATTGGTGGCTTTGCAAAATGTTTCTATCGACCTGGGGAATATCCTCGTACGGATCGTGACTGGGAAAC